TAGGTTAATTCGATAGCAGGCGCACCACATACCTGATCTTCGTTGTATCTGCAATCTACGCAAGCGCAGTTATTCTCTGTAGCCATTATCGTTGTCCTTTAAATAGTATTAGCGTTGCTTATATCCATAATCTAATCCTTCTTGTACGAACTCATCCGGGGTTCGTATGCGGGGATCCTTACCTTGTAACCCACCTCGTATCCCATCCATATTTCCACCAATATCGAAGAGATAATCGTCCCATGCGGCACCTAACCCCATAGTGGGTATGTCCTTCCGCAGATCGTTTAGCTGGTAACCGTGCGCCATGACGTTGCTTATACCTGAGGCTAATCCAGTCCGAGTACCTCGAGGCAACCATTCAGGCATACTATTACGCACACGACTCGACCAGTCTGCAGCGCCTGCGTAATTCTTTGCGGCATCGGCTGGGGTCATGTTCTGTATGGGTCCTCCAGTAGCATCCCCGACCCCTCGTCTTATAGCAGCGTTCGCTAGCTTATGGTTCTCGTTCTCATTAAACCCATAAGCTTGCATATCAGGTTCGATCCATTCAGAATGGATACGTTGTGCTTGCTCATTGGCGAGCTGACCCTCGTTTGGCGCGAAGGAGTTGAATTCTTTTATCCGGCCCTTCCCAGCCCAATAGTCATATAAGTTAGCTTCTTCTATAAATTTCCCGGTCTCGTAGTCATATCCAGGCACATTGTAGATACGCCCGTCAGGACCCGAAACCCCGTGTATATATACTGTTGAGATGGATCCGTCCCCGTTCATACGAGGATTGTTCTGGATGGCATTTCTGTGCTGCTCGATCAGCGATCTGTCCTCGGGCCGTGCCTCAGCTGAATCCCGCCACGAAGGTGCTAACGCCTCATCTACATCCCGCAGCTGGTCGCTATACCAGTCGGTTCGACGTTCCGAGCTGTAATTCGCCGCCTCCATCGCATTCATCCTATCTTCTTTTGCTGACATCTTAGCTCCTACGCTGTCATCGCGTTCTTCTTACCTTTCCCGAACGCTACTAGTTTGTCACGCCAGCTTGGTGGTGGTTTTTCCACTGGAGCTCTGTAAATGTTGAACTCTGCCATCATCAGCCCTATCCATGCCATGGCATCAACCTGATCGTCGTGCACCCCGTTTGGGAAACGGAGCATCTCGTTAATTAACGGTACCGTAAACTCAGCGTTCTTAGGGAATAGCACCATACCCTGCTGCATTCGACCCTGAATCGCACGGGCGCGTACCATCTTGTCCCGCTTACCCGGTCTCAGATCCTTGAAGTACGCCTCGAATAAGTTACGCTCCCTGATACGCTTCTCGAGGAACGGCCCTATCGCCATCTCAATCTGCCCTTTCTCGATGCCGATGATGTCAGGGCGGTACGCTTCGTACACGTCGAGCAGCTTCTCGACGATATCGTGCCCGTTCCACCGCCCTCGCTCAACGTGCAATAAGTACAGCTTATCCTCAGTACTCACCCCCATGACGACCCCAACGGTGTAATCGTTCGCCTCACGCTGCCCTATCGCCAGATCCCACGCTGCGTAGATTTTCATCTCCTTACGCGGGGGTTCCGTATCGTAATACCGTATCATCGAACGTGTGAAGTACTCACCCTCGTCCGCGACTGGGTTCTGCTGGTACAGCGCCGACCAATCGCGCGGGCCTACCGCTGCGCGGATGCGCCTGAGGGACTCTAGGTCATACCGAGCGTCATGCAGCGGTGTGCCTTTCTTACGATGCGGCTCATCTATCTCCGCTATCGCCGGATATTTGATCACCTCCCACTTGTCACCGGACTCCTGCTGCTCGAGCAGCCATCCGGCTAAATCGTCATCGTGCCACCGCGTTAGTATCACCAGCACCCCTCCGCCGGGGGCTAACCGTGTATACGCTGTGGATGTGTACCAATCCTTAACCGACTGCCGACCCGTCTCCGACTCCGCATCCTCTCTGTTTTTGACCGGATCGTCGATCACCAGTACGTGAGCACCTTTACCTGTGATCGCACCGCCGACACCCGCCGCGACGTACCCGCCGCCCTTCTCAGTCAGCCACGCTTCTGCCGACTGACTGTCCTTATCCAACCGCGTCTCTTTGAACACCGTTTGGTACGGCTTTTCCCGTAGCACCTGTCTGACTTTTCTACTGAAGCTCATCGCCAGCGACCCTGAGTACGAACACGCGATGAACTCGTGCGTTGGGTTACGCCCTATGTGCCATGCGGGGAAGTAAGTCGAAGCCAGTAGGCTCTTACCGTGGCGTGGCGGCATGAACAGCATCAATCTCGGCGACTTTTTGTCCGTCACCGCATCGGAGAACTTTTCAAGCCGCTCGCATATGTCCTTATGCACCCAGCCCGCCTGATATTCTGGGAAAAATCGTAGTACGAACGGCAACAATCGCCGTTTGCTCAGCTCACGCCGCGCCAGCTCCTGTTTCGCCAACTCTTTTTTGTTATCGGGGGCCGTAACCGCCGCTTTTTTGTCCAACCGCTTCTTTTCTTTCGCCACAGCCTGCCGCTGAGCGACCCGTCGCACCTGATCCCGTGCTTTAGTCTGCGTTTCTGCCCTTATTTCCTCTGCTTTCTCGGGATTCGCTAACTTATTCTTAATATGGAGCTGTGTGATGTCCGTCGATTTCTTCTGAGCGCAAAAAATACAGACACCCTCACGCATGAGGGTCTCTTTTTGCTCAGTTTTGCACTTCTTACAGAGCGTCTTCGGTATTGTCATTTCGTAGGCTCTCCGCAGGAGGAGGTAAATGGTTCTCCGAAGGAGGTAAATGAAAGTCGTCAGCTCCAGCCAGCTTAACCAGCTCTTCTTCGTCCATTCGTTCCAGTTGTTCCACCTTATGCAGGTGTAAGTTCTGCGTCTGCACCTTATCCGGCTCGTACAGTCCGTGCATCTTACCCAGCTCTCTCACCGCCGTTATCTCTTCAGTAGCCGTCGCGGACTTTCGATGCGCTTCGAACAACATCAACGTCAATTGATCACGAGTCACCTTTATATTATCCAGCTCCTCACTCCGCAGGTGTGCTAGCACCGCCTGGATTTTGTCCATCTGCATTAATTGAGCTGCTGTAGAGGAGGCACTCTTATACCCTGCGCCTCTAGCCGCCTGAGTAGGGGCCATTCCACGCAAAATATACAAAACAAATTGTTCTTGTTGGGCTGTTAACGGAGTTATGGCTGCCCGAGGATAACAGGATTGGAGGTATGCAACGTCGCCTGCAGTTATAGACATAGGTTTCCCATAGTATTTGGGCATAAGCATAGCTTATATCTTGTGGAAAATCAATAAGATAAAATTTTTTAGAAAAAATCTGGGTTTTGGGCGTGTGCCTTGATATGTGGATGTTGACTATTCAACACCCCGTCTCCCCGATTCTACTTTTGGAATCGGGTTTTTCAATTCCTTAAACAGGAGACATACATATGAAAGTACTACTTCCAATCATGAGAGTCATAGCAGGCTTTGCTGCTATGATCCTCGGATTAACCATCTTAGTATGGTTAATTAATCTAATGCTGCGGACCTTCGGGTTCGCGGGATTGTTCATCCCTATAGTTACTTGGGGAGCTGTTGAGTACTCGCAGTTAACTAAGGAACAGAAGGATGACTTGGCTAAGTTAGCCAAGTCTAAGCTACCTGAGTGGAAGGATCCCACTAAGAAGTAGCTAACACTAACCAAGAGCACAAGGATGTGCTCATCATTATAGGAGTAAGACATATGAACAAGAGACAACTATTAAACACATTCATCTATGGAATCGCAATGGGGCTACTACAGCTCCCATTGTGGGTGTACATCGGGACTGGCGTAGCTATCTGGGCCGGCTACGCTTACGCAGAGCGTCGCACACTGCCGAAATGGCGTAGTCGCATAGATAACGCCGAAACCACAGCCCAACTTAGGGATCTGTGGACTAAATAGTCCACGTTAGCGGGGGCTATCTTTGCCCCTTTGACCTCTCAAAACTGACTACAGAACAGCATAACCCATCTGTAGTCACCTAACCCCATGTTTTTAAAGGAGAAACATGGTAAAAACAGCCTA